CTACATCGGAACCTTGACGGTTACTTTACGCGGTCGCTGGCCGTTGCCCTGGACGAGCACGGTGATGATGCAGCTGTCGCCGGAGGGCTGAACGGAGAGCAGCTGCCCCCCGGTCTTCTCGACAACCTGCTGGGCGGCTTCACTGCAATCGCCTGCTACACGCACCAAAAGGTTGTGCGTATTATCCGGTGAGGGCGACGGTACCGTCAGCCAAACGGCCAACGCTGCGACGCTCAGAGGAGAGGCCATGTGCTATGCTTTCAATGGATACCAACTTGACCTGACTATGTACTCAGGAGACCTGAATGGCAAATGAATGCAAGGTAATGTCGGGTTCCTGGGGGTGTCTCAGAGCACGCCGCAAGGCACCCGACACCGCTGCTGTGGCCGGAAAGGCACGGTTGACGGCGGCAACCCTGCTACCGTGCCCCTAGCACCCCTGGACTCAAGGCTTGATCGCCGACTTCGCCGTCACCCGGCCATAGACCGCCAGCAGCCCACCCAGCGCGCCGGCTATATTGACGATCGCATCGACGATCTGAGAACGATCGCCGGATGCGATATCCACACCCGTAAAGTGCAAAGCCGAAGCGAAGATCGCAACGACCGCGCCCCAAATGGTCTTCGAGCTGTACCAGTTTTTCAAATCAGGCATCGTCCTTCTCCTTCTATTGAAATGTCACGCTTGCAAGATCGCCCGGGCGGGCAATCCCAGCGGCACGCGCTCGCCAAGCTGACGGATCGTCACCGCAAGGCTCGCCTGCCGCGCGCCGAAATCGAGCACTTCGTCAGCGAGCGGATAGGTCCATTCCGGTGTCGCGACCTCGACGGCGCGGATTACGGCGTCGGTGCCATCAAGCACCTCGACCCGGTAGCGTTCGAAGGGTTCGTCGAGCGGAATGTCGGCGCCGGTCCAGCTGTCGGCATTGTCGCGTCCGCGCCGGGTCCAGGAGATCACCGCATCGCCGGCATCCGTGCGCCGGCAGCGCAGATGCACCGGGGCGAGCGGTGTTTCGGCGCGCAGGCCGCCCGCGAACACGAATGGCCCCGCCATCGCAAGCGAACCGGCCGCCTCGGCGATCCAGTTGAGCGACAGGCCGGCCTCGTCGCTACGCAGCCCGAGCGGCCTGACCGCCTCGTCGAGCAACACGACCGCCGCACCCTCGGGACTGCCCGAGGTCATCGCATCCTCGGTGCCGGCAAGCCCGCGCAGCAACCCGTCAAGCCGCCATCGCCCGGCCGCGATCTCTTCGGCCTGCAGGAAGGAAAGGATCTCCCAGACGCCACTCACTGAACGCACAGCCAGCCGATTGGCCCCGTTCAGCACCGATATCTCGGCCGCCGAGGACAGTTCGCCGTAAGCCAGATCGACGATCAGCGCCTGGGACCAATCGAATCGTCCGGTAACACCCGGTGCCAATGCGGACGCAAGCGCCCCCATCGTTGCCGGACGGTCGAGCACCACCCTGCCCCGATAGCCCTCCGTCGTCGCCGATGACGACAGGCCAACGGTGCGCCAAGGCTTGGCGAAGACTGCGCTTCTTGCAAAGCTCGTCGCTGCTTCGCCGTCGAAGCGCGGCAGATCCATGAGATGCACGACCGGCTTGAACAGGTTCGACGCGGTACCGCCACCATTGCGGCCGTCGGTCACCGCAGGCGGAGCGCCGCCCGAGGATGGTGCGAAGGCTCGCGCTTCGACGCGGCGGGCATCGCCATCCTCGATACGCGAGACCAGGAAGCGGCCATCTGGACCATCTGCGAGCGAGACGACATCGCCCGGCTGTACATCCAACCGGCCGGGCGCCAGCGAGAAGCGCAGCGAGCGGCGGGCGATGCGATTGTCGCGCAACAGCGCCTCGGCCGCATCGAGCGCCGTCTCTTCGGCAAGCACGGCGGGCAGATCCTGCTTGATCAGCCGGCTCGTCGCCTGCCCGGCGCGATGCGAACGGGCGCTTGCCTGCTCGTAATCGAGATCGGGATTGTAGAAGGTCATCACCGCCTCGGCGGCGAAATCGCTGTCGTGGCCGCGTGTCTCCTGCCAGAGCGGTTCGTTCTCGCTGTCGACAAGCGTCTCGATCCGCATGACAGGCAGGCTGGCCCGTGCGCGCGAGCGGAAGCGCAGGAGGCCCGCATCCTCGAAGGCATCGATCTGGAACGCCTGCAGCAGCGGCTCGATCAAGTCACGGGCCGAACCGAGTTCGCCCTTGACGTAACCGATCAGGTCGCCGCTCACCTCGGAGACGTCGAAATCCGAAAAGCCGTGGTCGCGCAGCACCGCCGCCACGATATCGGCCAGGGTGCCCGCGCCGAGCCTTCCGTTCAGCCAGTGTCCGGTGCGCCAATTGCCGCCATCGGACCAGGTATCCGTTGCCAGCGGAAAGGCCGGGAACGGCCGCGCATCCCAGCACCAGACGAAGAGATGCGAGGGATCGACCATGCCGGCGGGCGCGTCATCGCCGGCCCACCAGAGATGGTGCGCTTCGAGAAAGCGGCGCTGCATGCTGTCCGAGCGCATGCCGGTGGAGAAATACGGCGCCCCGCTTTCCACCGACTTCGGATCGGCGAAGACATTCGGCTGGTTGGCGCCCTTGTCGACGGCGCCGCAGCCGAGTTCGGTGAACCAGACCGGTTTGCCCGACGGTATCCAGGCCGTGGGCGCCACACGCTCGGCGCCGCCGATGCGCTCGTGATGCGGATTGGCCCACCAGGCGGCGATATCCTTGTAGCGGAAGACCCAGGGCTTGCCGGCGAGCCCATCGGTGATCGGACTGCGCTGCCGGGCTTTGCGGGCATCGTCGTCCGCGTAGTACCAGTCGAAGCCCTCACCGGAGCTTATCCCCGTCGTCAGCGCATTTCGATCGTCGGCAAGCCGGAAGCCGTCGGGATTGGCGCTGGCCAGATCGTCGTCGCGCCAGTCGGCGAGCGGCATGTAATTGTCGATCCCGACGGCATCGATATCGGGCGAGGCCCAGAGCGGGTCGAGATGGAAGTAGACGTCGCCGCTGCCATCCGTCGGGTGATAGCCGAAATATTCGCTCCAATCGGCGCCATAGGTGATCTTCGCCGCCGGCAGCAGTGCCTTGACGTCGCCCGCCAGCCGCACCAGCGTCTCGGCGAAGGGAAAGGCATCGCCGCCGTCGCGCAGTTGCGTCAGGCCGCGCAGTTCGGAGCCGATCAGGAAGCCATCGACCCCGCCCGCAAGACGCGCCAGCTGCGCATAGTGCAGGACGAAGCGCCGGTAGCTCTCCTCGCCGCCGAGATAGCTCACATGGCCGTTCGCAATCGTGAAATCGCCCGCCTGCGCATTGCCGGCAAAGGCCTGCACCTGCCCGCGCGCGATAGCCGTCCGATCGGCGCTGGCGGGCCGCCCCGGCGCCGGATCGCAGGTAATGCGGCCGCGCCAGGGATAGGACGCCTGATGCACGCCGCCATAGGGATCGGCGAGCGCGTTATCGGCGGGGATATCCATCATCACAAAGGGATAGAGATAGACCTCGAGGCCACGCGCCCGGAGATCGGCGATCGCCGACAGCACGCTGGCATCATCGGGCGTGCCGCCATAGGCCGGGCCGCCATTGCTGCGGCTGACGAGATGGGCCGCGCCACGCCCAATGCCGGAGACCGACCACGGCCTGCTCTCCTCCGCGCGGCTCGCCACCTCGACGCCGGGCACCACGCGGCATTGGCCGGCGCGCAGATCGGTGCCGAACCACGAGACCACGAGCGCAACACGCTCGAGATTGGGGCAGAGCGCCATCAGCTCGTCGATCGAGATATCCCAATCGCTCGTGCCGCGCAGGCTGTTGCGGTTGAGAATGCGGGCGCTGCCGGCGCCGAGGCTCTCCGAGACCTGCGCGAGCTGGTAGCCATGCTCGGTGGCGCCGGGGATGATGCAGACGGCCTTGATCTCATTTTCCAGCTCGCCGACCGATCGCACACCTCGAACTGCAGCAGCGGAATGCGGTTTCCATAGGCATCGAGCGGCAGCCGCTCGAAGACGACATAGGCAAGCCCGCGATAGGCGGGCGCGTTGCCTGCCCCCTGCTTGGCCTCGATCAGCGGATCGGGCAGCTGCGTGCCATCGCCACGATAGACGCGCATCTCGATCCTCGTCAGATCCAGTTCCTTGCCATCGGCCCAGACGCGCCTGACATGCCCGATCGGCCCTTCCGCCAGACCGACCGCGAGATTGGCGAAGTAGCGGAAGCTTTCGACGCGGGTGCCGCCGGTGGCCTTGCCGCCCTGCCGCTCCGTCGTGACCTCTTCCTCGAAGCGCGTCGCCCAGATCAGCGTGCCGCCGACGCGCACGCTGCCATAGACGCGATTGATCGCCGTGCCCTCGTCGGCGCCGGGAATGCGGGCGCTCGACAGATGCGCGCCGCGCACGGTGGAGCGGCCGTTGATCAGCGCGCGATCGACGACGCTTCCGGCAAGCGCGCCGGCCGCGCGGCCGATGATGGCGCCGACAGGGCCGAAGACGCTGCCGATTGCCGCGCCGGCGGCCTGAAATAGGAGCGTTGCCATCTATCTCTCCGGAAAACGAAAGACGCCCGATATGCGCCGACGCCAGCTCGGCACCAGCGGCGAAGTCACAACCGCCGCCTGCTCGTAGGCATGGATGAACTGCCGCTCGCCGCAGAGGATACCGGCATGCTTGGCGGCGAGCTGCGGGCGCCAGCGAAACAGGAGCACGTCGCCGGGCTTTGCCTCGACAAGCGGCAGCGGCGGGCCGAAATGCCGGAGTGCGGCCGCCATCAACCGATCCCCGCCGCCGCGTTCGGCCCAATCCGGCGCATAGGGCGGCGGGCGCTCCGGTTCCTGCCCGTAAAGCTCGCGCCAGATGCCCCGGATCAGCCCGAGACAATCGCAGCCGACGCCCTTCAGCGAGGCCTGATGCCAGTAGGGCGTGCCGATCCAGCCTTCGGCCAGCCGCAGCACTTCCGTTGCAATGTCGGTCATTTGAACAGCGCGCTCCCGTCATGAAGGGTCTCGCCATCGGCGTAGGTGTAAGCGAAATCGGTGCCGGGGATGTGCGGGAAACCGCGGAAATTCAGGTGGTTGGCGAACTTCGTTCGGCAGGTGGAAAAGGCCTTGTCGCAGCCCGCCGTGGGCACGACGCGATCACCCACACTCGGAGTGGCCCCAAGCGGCAGCCAGAGCGTGACCTCCAGCAGACCGTCCTTCACCGCATGCGCCTCGATCTCCAACCGCTGGCCGTGATTGTCGCCATCGAGAAAACGGAGCACGCCGAAACGGAAGAAGCCGTCGGGCACGGCTCTGATACCGGAGAGCAAAAGCCGGCTGGCATCCGCGACCGCGACCACCACGCCTTCGGCGCACATCGCGGGTGCCGAGAGATCGACGCCGCATCTTTGATCGCCAAGCGTCGCGTCGCAGCGCCGGCCATAGACGCGGCCCTGTGGTTCACCGAGGCGGCTGGCGAAGCTGCGCAGTTCCGCCTGAAACTGGCCGGCATCGCGCGTGACATCGCCGATTTCCTGCACCTTCAGGAGCATATTCTGCTCGGGGTCCGCCCAGTTGACGAGATGAACCTCGACGCGGGCGCCATCATAGCAGCCACGCGTCAGATCCTCCTCGGTGATCGCCGCGCTGGAGAAACCACCGGCAACATCACTGGTGGCGGCCGGCAAGCCCGCCTCCTCTTCCGCCGCACTGGCGGAAAAGCCGCTCGCCGCCAGGAAGGTGGTGCCCGCGAATGTCAGGTCGTGATCGTGTTCGGTAAACCCAAGCACGACGCCATCGCGGCGTGTCACCCGCCAGGCGTGGCAGAGCGTCGTGGCGTCGCCCGAGAGATGCGCGGCGAGCGCGTCTGGAATATGCCTCATGGCATGATCTCCATCAGCGGAATGGTGGGAATGCGCCCGGCATTGAAGGCCGAGAGATTGACGTCGATGCGCCCGGTCGCAAAGCGCACCGGCACGTCGAACAGGAACCCCGCTGTCACCGACGCGCCCTCCGGCGGAACGGCATCCGGCGCGAAATTGACGATACCGATCGTGGGGTCGCACACGAAGGCGGACGACGGCTGCGGCACGCCATCGACCGCGACGACGACCGAGCCCTCGACGGGCTTGGCGATCCGCCGCGTGGCGCTGGCGCCTGCGTCGCCATAGGTCTTGGCGAGCGGAAACGCGACGGTCACGCCATCGCCGATCCCGATCGGCTGGTCGCCCGCTCCGATCTCGGCGCCGGGCCGTGTCGACGTCCAGTCGATCGGATCGCGAAAACGGAAGCCATAGAGCTCGCCGCTACGCGCCTCGAAGAATTCCAGCACCTCGTAGAGATCGGCCACCGAGCGCAGGCCGGAGCCTGCATCATAGCTGCGGCGCGCATCGCGCCAGCGGCTGTTGCGGCTCTCGCGGCCATTGGAGAGATTGACGATATCGGTGCGCCTGATAGGCCCGCCGCTCGTCGACAGCGACAGGCGGAGTGGAAAGCGCACCTCGTGAAAACCGGATGTCATCTACTCTAATCCTCACAGGTTGCGCTGGCCGCGCATCGCGGTGCGCGCCAGCATCGAGGAAATCTGCGCCTCGCTCTTTCGGAAGCTCTCGGCATCCGTCGCGGTGACGTTGAAGACGATCTGCGGTGCGGCCCCGGCACCCGATGCGGCGACGCCGAGCGAACCATCGGCACCGCGCCGCAAGGGCAGGATCGCCTCGCTGCCAGCCTCGCCCATCAGCCCCATGTCGCCGCCGAGAGGGAAATAGGTGGGCTGCGAGACGACACCGCCATCGGCGAAGGGAAGCAGCTTGCCGGCGCCGCCGAGAAGGCTGGAGGCGGCGCCCGAGAGCATCGTCTCCAGCGGCTTCAATCCCGCCTGCAGCGCGATATCCGTCATGCGATTGGCCAGCCCGCGCAGCACGTCATCAAGCCCCTTGCCGCCCGAGACCGCGCTGCGCAACGCGCCTGTTAACGCCGAGCCGAAGGAGCGCGAGCGGCCCTCGAGATCATCGAGAGCGCGCCGCAGCGTCGCGGCTTCGTCGGTCATGGCGGGGAGGTCGGTGTTGTCATCGGTCATGGTCGCTCCTTGTCTCGGATGTTGCCCGGCGATCCGGAAAACGGGCCATCAGCCCGTCGAGATCGGCGCGCGAGACGGCGGGTCGCCGCGGCGAAAGCCCACCGGCGGCGGCGTGAAACTCCACCGGCGTCATCGCCCAGAAGGATTGCGGGGGAAGCCGCAGCAGGCAGAGACCGACATGCAGGACCCGCGCCCAGGGAAAAGGCGTGGGCCCGGCACTGTCCGTGGTCTTCATGCCCGCTGCGGCTAGAGGGGGCGCGCGGAGGCGTCCGCGCCATCCCCCGAAAACGTCGCCATCAGCAAATCGCCGACGATCGCGGCATAGCCGCCAATGCCGCCCTCGATATCGGCCTCCGCCACATCCTCGTCGGAATAGAGATTGCCGCCGCCGCGCAGGCCGGCACCGATGATGCGGATCATATCCGCCGCCTTCAGCCGGCCACCGGCGAAGCGCTCGGCCAGCCCATTCAGGCTATCGACCGAAAACGCCGTCTCGAGTTCCGCCAGCGCACCCAGCGTCAGACACAACACCCGCCGCTCGCCATCGATCTCGGCCTCGATCTCGCCGCGCCTGCGATTGGCCCTTCTCCCGGCCGCCATCACAGCGCCTCGAAGGTGATCGCACCCGCCGATTCCAGCGCCAGCTCGAACATCACCTCGCCATTATACTGGCCGGAATATTCGAGCGCGCTCGCCTGGAACGGACCGGTGACGCTGCCGAAATCCGGTACGACAATCTGCCAGCTCAGGATCGAGGCATTGAAGAAGGCGTTGCGCACCAGCTGGTCGGAGGCCGCGTCCTTGAAGATGCCTGAACCCGACACCGAGGCACGCTGCACGCCGGCGCCGCCCAAAAGCTCGCGCCAGCGCCCGGCGCTTTCGGCATCGGTCACATCCACCGTCTCGGCATTGAAGGCCAGCCGCTTCGAGCGCAGCCCCGCCGCCGTTTCATAGTCCGTGCCGTTGAAAACCCTCAACAGCAGATCCTTGCCCTTCTGCGCCACCAT